AAAGGAGCGCGAAAATTGGCTAGAGCCAGCGCGTCTATAGTTCCTTCCATGAAACAATGCTTTGAATGCCTCAAGAGTTTTTATGTAAAGACTCAAGAGATTCGGTGCGAACCTTGTCGAGAAATTCACAAGGCCAGAAAGAAAAAAGAAAAGTATGCTCGAAGTTATCAGAAGCATCGTGAGCAGCTGATCGCTAAACAGAAAGAGCGGATGGCGCGTCTTAAGGCTCTTGGTGTCGCAACCGAATTAAATCGTAAATATAGAAAGACACAGAGGCTAAAGTATTTATCACTCGGGCTTACTATTAATGGAACCGAGCGCGTACGCAAAGTTAACTTGCAAGAGACGAAAGAAAGGAAATTAAAATTAAGAGTCGCAAAATGGCGCAGGGAATGGTTGAGGCACAATGCTCCCGATCCTTGCGTAGCGGCATGGTATCGAGCAACAGATAAACCGTGGAACAATCCACGCATAACTGCTGGCGAGAAATTTAAAGTTCGCTACAAATTCGATAATGTTTTTAGAGCAAGAGAAATTCTTAAGATTCAAACTCGAAAGAAGACTCGCGCTAGATGGATTGAATTGCAGTCTGATGGAACATTGACGGCGCAATCTCTCGGCGGGTTATTCGCAGACGCTAAATTCTGCGCCTACTGCATGGAGTCATTTGAAAACTCTAGAGATAAGACGTTAGATCACGTTGACCCGTTATATCTTGGCGGGAAACATTCGCTAGACAATGCGGTTATCGCTTGCCTGTCGTGTAATTCTTCAAAAGGAAAAAAGAGTCTAATTGCATGGCTAATCGCGGCGCCGCAGACGTTGAACTCACGAAGTTAAATCAGCAGCAGATTGCTTTTATCTGCGGCGTGACTTCGCGCAGCATTCGAGACTGGGCCGACGCGCCACGCAATGCTGATGGGACATACAACGCGCAAGAGTTCGTCGCGTGGTTTTTGCAACGATCCTCTGGCGGCAACGGAGAGCGCGAGCATAACAATCAGCGCGAAAGACTCGCAGCCGCGCAAGCCGAAAAAGTCGAAACCGAAAATCGAGTGCGACGCGGAGAGTTGGCCGACACAAAACAAATGATTGAGATGTGGTCGGGAGTGCTCGCTGCGGTTCGTGCGAAACTACTTTCGATGCCTACCAAACTAGGGCCACAACTTGTCAACACAGCAGAGCCAGCAATCATCGTCGGCAGAATTAGAGCAGAAGTCTATTCAGCCCTTGATGAACTTGCCGCAGATTCGACAGAGGCTAGTTTCGATTCTCAAGCCGCCACCGAAATTGACGGTGAGCCAGTGGGCCGACCAATACCGGAGACTATCTAGCGAGGCATCCGCCGAACCCGGCGTATGGCGCACCTCTCGAGCACCGTACCAGCGCGGCGTTATGGATGCCGTCACAGATGAAACGGTCAAAGAGGTCTGGATTCAGAAATCCGCACAGGTAGGCTGGACGGAGATCCTCAACAACGTGATCGGGTATCACGTTCACCAAGACCCTGCGCCGATGCTGCTCGTGCAGCCAACGCTAGAGATGGCCGAGTCGTGGAGCAAGGACAGATTCGCACCGATGGTGCGGGACACGCCAGCACTGGCCGAGCGGATCGCAGACCCCAAGGCACGCGACAGCGGCAACACGCTGCTGCACAAGAAGTTCACCGGCGGGCATCTGACGGTGGCCGGAGCGAACAGCCCTTCGGGTCTGGCCTCGCGGCCCATTCGGATCGTGTTATTCGATGAGGTGGACAGATACCCATCAAGCGCGGGCACAGAGGGCGATCCGATCTCGCTGGGCCGAAAGCGAACGGCTACCTTTTGGAGTCGCAAAGTTTTGGCAGGATCGACCCCGACCATCAAAGGATCGAGCCGCATCGAGGCTGGTTTCGAGTCGGGCGACCAGCGGTTCTACTATGTGCCATGCCCGCACTGCGGCGAGTTTCAGCGGCTCGTGTGGGCACAGGTTAAATGGCCGGAGGGTCAGCCAGAATTGGCCGAGTACGTCTGTGTGGCGTGCGGTGCGATGCTGACCGAGGCGGACAAAGCGGAGATGCTACAGGCTGGCGAGTGGCGCGGGAGCAAGCCATTCGCGGGTATCGCATCGTTCCATATCAGCGAACTTTACTCTCCGTGGTCTACATGGGCGGAGATAGCGGTCGCGTTTATTCAAGCGAAAAGGTTTCCCGAGACGCTGCAAACGTGGATTAATACGGCCCTTGGGGAAACCTACGAGGAACGCGGCGAACAGGTGGAGACGGTAGGACTCGCGCAGCGGCGCGAACCGTACACCGCGCAGAGCATCCCGCAACAGGTGCTGATGCTCACCGCTGGCGTAGACGTACAGGACGACCGGCTAGAGATAACCATCGTCGGCTTCGGCAAGGACGAGGAGACTTGGATTGTCGAGCACGGCGTGCTGCGAGGCGATCCTGGCTCGGATTCTCTGTGGCACGACCTCGACGGATACATGGCTCGCAAACGCGAGACCGAGGACGGCCGACCGCTACTGATCGAGGCACAGGCTATCGACTCTGGCGGTCACTTCACGCAGCAAGTCTATGCCTACTGCGCCAAACGCAAAGCGCGGCGCGTGTGGGCGATCAAGGGAGCCGGTGGCTTCGGTCGGCTGATCTGGCCGAAGTCAGCGGGACGGGCAGGGAAAACCTCGGCGCAGGTTTTTATAGTCGGTGTAGATACAGCCAAAGACGTGCTGTACGGGCGCATGAAGCGCGTGCACCAACCGGGGGCGGGATATATTCATTTTCCCGTCTCGGTCGATGAGGTCTATTTTGACCAGTTGACCGCCGAGACATTGATCTATCGCATGGTGCAGGGGCGGCGTGTGCGGTCTTATAAGCCGCGCTCCTCGGGCAGTCGGACGGAGGCACTCGACTGCTTGGTCTACGCCTATGCTGCCTTTATAGGACGGCATGGCCCGATGATATTGCCGAACCGCAAGGTCGAACCAGTTACCGAAACGCAAGTCACAGTACAACCGCAAAAACCACAACGTCGCCCAGCGCCCAGTCGCGGCGGGTGGATGAACGGCTGGAGATAACGAATGGCCGATAAAAAAATCAGCGCACTGACATCGCTTGCTCAAGGAGACGTAGCCGCATCAACGGACGTGCTCCCGATTGTGGACACAAGCGCAACGGAGACGAAGAAAGTTACCGCAGCCGCCCTTGTTGGCGCGGGACTCGCAGCCGGCGTCACAAGTGTTGATATCAATAGCGGATCTATTGACGGAACTACTATCGGGGCGAACTCTGCCGCAGCCGGCACGTTTACCAATCTTACCGCCTCGGGAACCGTGTCATTTAACGGAGCAACCGTCTCTAACGGCGGCTCTGTAACAACCGTAGACATTAACGGCGGCACAATCGACGGCGCGACTATCGCTACCTCCGACATTACCGTTGGCTCCGGCAAGACGCTCAACGTCTCCGCCGGCACACTCACCCTCGCCGACAACCAGATCAGCGGAGATAAGGTCGAAGGCGGCACGATTAACGCCATTACGATCAATACGCTTACCTCGACGGCGGTTAACGCGACGACGGTAGACGCGACGAACGTAGAAGTCACGAACCTCAAGGCGAAGGATGGCACGGCTGCGGCGACGATTGCCGACAGCACGGGCGTTGTTTCGCTCTCGGCTAACCCAACCCTCTCCGGCGGCACCGCCAACGGCGTGTTGTACTTGAACGGCAGCAAGGTGGCGACGTCGGGGAGTGGGTTTGCATTTGACGGTACTAATTTGACGCTTCCCGCTGAAGGCTATCGACCGTCTGCAACAAGTTTTCTTCGGCTGTCTGGTGGCGATGGCGCAGGCAGCGGCGCAAATCTTTTAGTGTTTGGCCAATCCCACGCCACTGCTCCGGGCCGTGTCAATATTACTGCAACTGGAACAGGCTATCTCCAACTTGCAACTTTTGGCGGCGCAGCCACGCTTGACTCCTCCGGCAACCTCGGCATCGGGACGAGTTCGCCGGGAGCAAAATTAGAAGCAGCCTCAACCACGGATGGCGACACTGTTCGTGTTTCGTTCCCTTCCGCAGCAACTGGAACAACGGGTGGCGGCGTCAGTTTCCGCTCCTACACAAATTCCGCGACGCTGGTTGAACAAGCGCGAGTGCAGGCTATTTGTACGGACGGAAGCGCATCTTACGGTGGCGCTTTGCGGTTTATGACGGCCAACGCCGGGTCTATTGGCACTCGAATGACTCTCGACTCCTCCGGCAACCTCGGTCTGGGGGCTTCTCCCGCAGCGTCTAATTTTTCTGGTGCTTACACCTCATTGCTCGTTAAAGGCAATGCAATCAACAAGGTTGGTACGTTGATTGCTCAATCGTTTGGAACGACCAATGCCACGAACATTGAGATGTTTGCCGCTGACGGTACTAATGAGGCAGGGCTATTAGTAAAGAGCGCGTCAACTGCAATGACCTTTTACACGGGGTCGGCACCAGATAAGCGCATGACCCTAGACGCCTCCGGCAACCTCGGCTTGGGCGTCACGCCGAGTGCGACAAATGGCACTTATTTTAGAGCATATGAAGTTGGGAAAGCGGGTTGCACTCTTACTGGGGCAACTGTTAGTTTGACCGGTAACTCGCGCCTTTATTTGTCAAACAATGCTTATGGGACTTATTCCGGTTCAGTAGCGTGGGTTTACGGCAATAACGATTCGGCTGCCCAGTACGCTATGGAAAGCGGAACGCATAAATGGTTCAGCGCAGCCTCCGGCACCGCAGGCAACACCATCTCGTTCACGCAGGCGATGACGCTGGATGCGGATGGTGATTTGGGAATTGGGACGACAAATCCTACTCAAAGACTTCATATTGTTTCATCTGGACAGCCAACTATTCTTATTGCAGATGACGCGGGAAGGCAAGTATCAATAAAATCACCAGACTCTAGTGGTAATCCCGGCTTTGTAGGCACGACTACAAATCACAATTTGCTTTTGCAAGCCGGAACATCTGGGGCTGGCGCAAATGTTATGCTTTTTAATACCGCCGGTTCCGAACGCGCCCGCATCACGGCAGGGGGGTATAGCAAGTTCTCAAATGATGGGACGTATAACAACGCAACGTCAAGCCGACACGAATTTAATCAATCAGTGGATGAAACTGGCTTGTTAATTGCGCCAACAAACGCAACATACACAAGCGCAGCAGTTTTCATAGGGGCATCGCGTGCAGCAAACTCTGCATATTTCATGCTTCGCGCTCAAGCCAACTCTGTTGACCAGTTTTATGTGCTTGGTAACGGCACCGTTTACGCGCAAAACACCACCATCCAGTCGTTGTCTGATGGTCGGCTAAAAGAAAATGTCCGAAACGCAACAGAAGGGCTAGATGTTGTCAATGCGCTTCGACCAGTTCGCTATGACTGGAAGGCTGGCTATGGAAATGATCGCAAGGATCAGTTGGGCTTCATTGCTCAAGAAGTTGAGGCTGTATTCCCGGACGCGGTTAGCGAATGGAGCAAAGCCGAAGGGGACGATGAGCCTTATAAGACAGTCGGCCCCGGCGCGTTGATACCCGTGCTGGTCAAGGCCATTCAAGAGTTAACGGCGCGTGTCGCCGCATTGGAGAACAAATAAATGTCTACTGTAATTACATGGAATATTTCCGTCTTGAACTGCATCCCGCAAACCGCAGAGGGCGCGGATTACGTCGTCACGGCGCACTGGCAGTGCAACGGCGTAGACGGCCAATACAACGGCAGCGTCTACTCGACCTGTTCGTTTCCCGTCGTGCAGGGTGCTTTCACCCCGTATGCCGATCTCACGCAGGATCAAGTGCTGGGCTGGATTTGGGCCAACGGCGTGGACAAGGCCGCGACCGAGGCTGCGGTGGAGCAGCAGATTGCGAACCAGAAGAATCCTCCGATTGTGTCGCCCAAGTTGCCGTGGGTGGCTTGAGTTTTTGCAATAACTTTTTGAGGGTAGTATATGGCTAACCTTTTTGACTCTGCTAACTACCCGACACGAGAGCCGACGGCGTTACAGGCTGGCGATCTCTGGGCGTGGAAGCGCACCGATCTCGTCACGGACTACCCATCGTCGGCCTATAGCCTTTCGTACATTGCGCGTCGAGAAATCACGGGCGAGAAGATCGCCATCTCGACCACTGGCTCGACCGAGGGATACACCGTCTCGGTATCCTCGACGACGACCGACAACTACGAAGAAGGCCGCTATCACTGGGTGGCATACATCACCCGCACATCGGACTCTGCCCGTATCGAAGTCGATAAGGGCGTATTTGAGGTTGCGCCAAACCGCTCAACCAGTTCAGCCGATCCGCGCTCGTTCGCGCAGATTGCGCTCGATAACATCGAGACGTACTTAAAAGACCCAACCAACCTTGCAGCCGCGTCCTACTCGATTGCCGGACGCTCGCTCTCGCGCTGGAATCGTGCCGACCTTTTGACCGAACGCGAACGGCTCAAGGGCGAGGTGACCAGAGAGCGCAGGGCCGAACAGATCGCCAAGGGATTGGGAACTAACGCCACAATTCGCGTGAGGTTTACGGCATGAGTCTACTCGACTATTTCAAAAGACAAACGCCAAAGCCTCGTAAGCGATCCTTTGACGCAGCAAACACCGGACGGCTTTTCTCCGACTGGCTTGTTCAAACCAAGACCGTCGACAGCGATCTACGCTATGCGCTCAAGGCTATGCGTGCACGCTCGCGTGATCTCTGTCAAAACAATGACTATGCGCGTCGGTATCTTGATCTCGTAGCAACCAACGTCGTCGGGCCGCGTGGAATCACGCTACAGGTGCGTGCGCGTGAGCAGACAGGTGCGCTCGATCAAGTAGCCAACCAGCAGTTAGAAGCAGCGTTTTATGCGTGGGCGCAGCCGGGCGTATGTACGGTAGACGGGCGGCTGTCGTGGATCGACGCACAGCGCGTCTTTATTGAGAGCGTAGCGCGAGACGGCGAGTGCTTTGTGTTGTTCGTTGAGGACAATGCAAACCCATTCCGTTTTCGCTTACAGTTCATTGATCCCGACCTTGTTGACCAAGACAAGAACGAGATTCTTGCCAACGGCGGGCAGATTCGCATGGGCATCGAGATCGACGCCTCTGGCCGTCCTGTCGCTTACCATGTGCGAGTACGTCCGCCCGATGATTACCAAATCGGCACGACGAACCCCAAGACGGAGCGCATTCCAGCCGAGCGCATGATTCACGCATTTCGCGTGGATCGTATCGGCCAAAATCGCGGCAGTCCGTGGACGGCCACCTCGATGACGCGACTCAAGATGCTCGGCGGTTACGAAGAGGCCGAGTTAGTCGCCGCGCGAGTGTCGGCTTCGAAGATGGGCTTCTTCGTCTCGGAATCCGGCGATGAGTATCAGGGCGACGGCACCGCACCGGATGGCACGCTCAATATGGACGTGCAGCCCGGCCAGTTCTCGCAACTGCCCGCGGGCGTAGACTTTAAGGCATACGATCCGCAGCATCCCTCGACGGCCTTCAAGGACTTTGAGAAGGCGATGCTGCGCGGCATAGCCTCGGGCCTCGGTGTGTCTTATACGTCGCTAGCAAATGATCTGGAGGCGGTATCGTATTCGTCCATCCGCCAAGGACTGCTCGAGGAGCGCGACCATTGGCGTACCGTGCAGCACTGGGTCATTGAGCATTTCTGCCAGCCGGTTTATCTGCGCTGGCTCCGACAGACGCTCGACTCTGGCGTGATTAACCTTCCGGCCAATAAGTTTTTCAAGTTCAGCGCCACCCAATGGGTGCCGCGTGGCTGGCAGTGGGTCGATCCGCGCAATGAGGCGGAGGCGCAGATTCTCGCGATCAACAATGGCTTGATGACGAAGACACAAGCACTTGCGGAGCGCGGACTCGATCTTGAGGACGTACTGCTAGAGCAGCAAGCCGAAACCGAGTTGAGCGACAAGATTGCACCGGATAGCGCAATCTCTGTGGCGAGCGATTCGGAGCAAGCATTTACGGGCGTGCAGATCACTGCAATGATCGACGTGCTTGCGAAGGTGAGGGAGAACATTCTGCCGAAGGACTCGGCGGTTCAAATTCTCATTCAGTCGTTCCCGATCAGTGCTGAAGATGCACGCAAGATGGTCGATCCGATTGAGCCGATGGAGTTCGTTGAAGCCCCAGTCAGACCGGCTGTTGCGGTGGAGGCATAACTATGGCCGCCAAGTACGACATCGTTTGCGATCAAGGCGCAACCTTCGGCCGTCAATTAACGTGGCTCGACGACTCATCGAGCGCAGTAAACTTGACCGGCTACACGGCGCGTATGCAAGTGCGCGAAACGGTTGAGTCATCCTCTACGCTGCTGTCGCTGACCACCGAGAACTCGCGCATTGCTCTCGGCGGTACGGCTGGCACTATCACGCTAACCGTAACGGCAGCGGATACGGCAGCGGTCGTCGCCGGTCACTATGTCTATGACCTCGAGTTAGTCTCGGGCAGCACGGTGTATCGGCTGGTGCAGGGTTGCTTCACTGTAGACGCAGAGGTGACGCGATGACCGAGCGCATCATCGTTGACGAAACTTTGCAATCGGTCGTCATTGAGGAGTCGAACAACGAAGTCGTCGTTCGTAGCGGCTGGCCCGATGGCGCGAAGAAAGGTGCGAACAGCGACATCACCTCGATGTCGGGACTCACTGGCGGCGTTGCCACGCCGACGTATATTGACTTTGCAGCGGCTGGTGCCACGGATGCCGAGCGTCGACTGGCGTGGAATCCCGACACTGGCACAGTGCAGATTGGCATGGTCGGCGGTAACGTACAGGCCGAACTCGGGCAGACGCTCTATGCCTATGTGCACAACGCTGAAGGATCGACGATTGCCAAAGGCAAGCCTGTCTATCTCTATGAAGCGACAGGCAACAAAGCATCGGTGAAACTGGCCTACAACACCACGGACGCGACCTCTGCCAAAACTTTTGGCCTCGCAGCCGAGAGCATCGCATCGGGTGCGAATGGGTTAGTCATCTGTCAAGGCGTGCTCGATAAGATCAACACGAGCGCATATAACGAAGGCGACACGCTGTACCTCGGCGCGACTGCTGGCACGCTTACGGCCACGAAGCCGAAAGCACCGAACCACATGGTTTATGTTGGTATCGTTGAGCGGGCCAATGCTGGAAACGGGCAGATTTATGTCCGCGTGCAAAACGGCTACGAACTAGACGAAATCCACGATGTGCAGATCAACTCGCCCGCCAATGGGCAGTTGATTATTTACGACGCCGTTACCGGGCTTTGGAAAAACGCAAACATTACCGCCGGTACTGGCGTCTCGATTACAAACGGCGCTGGCACAATTACTATTTCTGCACCGGAGAACGGCACGGTTAGCAGCGTCGCCACTGGCACAGGGTTAACCGGCGGGCCGATTACCTCGACTGGCACGATCAGCATTGCGAACACGGCGGTTTCTGCTGGTTCGTATGGATCAGCAAGCGCGGTTCCGACGTTTACTGTCAACGCGCAGGGTCAACTCACAGCCGCATCAAATACTAACATTGCGATTTCCAATACCGCCGTAAGCGGACTTGGCACAATGTCGACGCAAAATGCTAACAGCGTCGCTATTACTGGCGGTTCCATCAATGAAACGCCAATCGGCACAACGACAGCCGCAGCGGGCGTATTCACTACACTGTTCGAGACAGTTAGCAGCACGCAATACGCGATCGCTTCGCAGTACGATGTAGGCACAGCGGCTAATCAAATTCCGTTGAATCAATATCTTGGAACCATGGCGTTCCAAGACGCAGCGGGCGTGTCGCTTGGACAGGTCACGATTGCCGACGGCGTGAAACTTAACGGGTTGACCGCAAGCACCGCGCTTGCAGTCGATTCAAACAAAAACATTGTTAGCGTCACCAATACCGGCACTGGTAATAACGTACTGGCAACCAGCCCGACGCTCACAACGCCAAACCTCGGTACACCGTCGGCGCTAACGCTCACGAATGCAACCGGCTTGCCGGTATCGACCGGCATTAGTGGCTTGGGCGCGAACGTAGCAACTTTCCTTGCGACGCCATCGAGCAGCAATCTTGCCGCAGCCGTGACGGATGAAACCGGATCAGGCGCGTTAGTGTTTGCAACCAGCCCCACGCTGACCACGCCGAACCTTGGCACACCATCTGCCCTAACGCTGACGAACGCCACAGGGCTTCCAGTTTCGACAGGTATTTCGGGGCTTGGCGCTAATGTCGCCACGTTCCTTGCTACGCCGTCGAGCAGCAATTTAGCAGCAGCAGTGACAGATGAGACGGGTTCGGGAGCATTAGTCTTTGCGACTAGCCCGACGCTTACGACTCCGAACCTTGGCACACCGTCGGCAGTCACGCTAACCAACGGAACCGGATTGCCGATTAGCAGTGGCGTATCGGGGCTTGGCAGCAACGTAGCGACGGCGCTCGCAGTAAACGTCGGCACTGCCGGTGCGTTTATCGTCAACGGCGGCGCATTAGGAACGCCGTCTAGCGGCACGGTCACGAATCTGACTGGTACGGCCAGTATCAACATTAACGGAACGGTCGGCGCTACTACGCCGAATACTGGCGCGTTTACGACGTTATCGGCTACCGGCAACGTCACGCTCGGCGATGCTACGTCCGATACGATTACGGCGAATGGCCGATTCAATACCGACATTGTACCTAGCACGAATAATGCTCGGGACTTGGGTACATCGGCGTTGCAATTCCGCGATGTGTACTCTGTTGAGTATTGGGAGAACGGGTACAACATCGCGTCGCAAGCCGACGTCGGCACTGCTCCGAACCAACTCCCGCTTAACCAGTATCTCGGAACGATGGCGTTTCAAGATTCAGCGAGTATTACGGTCGGGCAGTTACGCGCTAATGGAACGGGTGGTATTGGGTACTCGACCGGAGCCGGTAGCGCGGTTACACAGGCTACATCTCGCACCACAGGCGTTACGATCAATGCCGCTTGCGGAGCGATCACGCTGGTATCGGCAGCGGGTACAACTTCGTGGCAGACTTTCACGGTCACAAACAGCGCCGTCGCAGCCACTGATACGATTGTGGTGAATCAGAAATCGGGTACGGACTTGAATATGATTCATGTAACGAACGTCGCAGCCGGGTCGTTTAAGATTAGTTTTGCAACGACTGGCGGAACGACCGCCGAGCAACCCGTATTCAACTTCGCTGTGATTAAATCGGTCGCGGCATAAAGGAGGCTAGCACATGAGTTTATCCACTAACTTTCCAACGATTCGCCCGACGCTGTTGCTGGACTTTGCAAATTCTGGGACGGTTGATCCGCGCATCACGTTTACCCGAGCGTCTACGGCAACGTACTTCAACCAACACGGCGTATTGCAATCTGCCGCAGCAGACCAACCGCGCTTTGACTACGACCCCTCCACGTTGGCGGCTCAGGGGCTGCTGATTGAGGAGTCGAGGACTAACAGCATCCGTAACAATACGATGCAGGGTGCGGTAGCGGGTACGCCGGGGACTGACCCAACAAATTGGGTAAATAGTATTCCCGCTGGAATCACACAGCAATTAGTTGGCACAGGAACAGAAAACGGCATTACTTATATAGATTACAGGTTTTCCGGTACTGCGACTGGTGCAATAGTTATTAGGCCGGATTCAGAATCGCAAGTAGTTGCATCTTCTGGTCAAGCGTGGACGGGAACCAGTTACGTCAAACTGATTTCAGGTTCATTAACAAATGTTGGCTGTCGTCTGAATATGCGACAGGGATTAGCGGCTGGCACGCTTGTCTCACAAACAGATGTCGTTTTTACTCCGACGACAGCCGCGCTTAACACACAGCGTTTTATTAACTCTGTTGCAAGTATGGACCCAACAACTGAACGAATTATGGTTCGCGTTGTGTTGGATGCTACTGGCGCCATTGACATCACCCTCCGCATTGGCCTGCCCCAACTAGAGCAAAGCGCATTTGCCACGAGCGTTATCCCCACGACCACCACCGCTCTCACGCGCAACGCGGATTTGGCGACTATGACGGGGACTAACTTCTCGTCGTGGTATAACGCGAGTGAGGGGACGTTGTATTACGAAGGCATGGTGCAGGCTAACAATGACGGCATTGTTTACACCGGAATTGGAAATACTTTTGACAATACCGCTTATTTTGTTAGAGCCGCTCCTAATCAAACATGGATTGTAAGAAGCGGCGCATCTGCTCAAGCAGCAGTAGATGTAGTTTTTACGCCGACAGCAAATGTGCCATTCAAAATGGTTGGAACTCTAAAAGTTAACGATTTTGCGTTTTGCGTTAACGGCGGGACTGTTGCAACGGATGTGTCTGGTGCAGTTCCTGCAAGTGCTGTGCGGCTGGGTATTGGTAATTCGCCATGGGCGGCTTCTGGCGGCAACGCACGGCAGCAATGGATACGCTCTATTCGGTACTACCCCGTGCGCGTTACCAACGCTCAACTTCAGGCTTTAACAGGTTAAGAGGAACTACCATGTATATTGACTATTACCTCAAGTTTGACTCCGAAGCCGCAGCAAAGGCGGTGCTGTATCAGGGCGAAGAAGGTAGCGAAATTCCCAAGTACCTTGCGATTGACCTCATCGGCACGGTGTATAAGCCAACCGGCAAGATGCTCCAGAGCGAGGAAGGCGAGTTCCCTGAGATGGCTCCGGTGCCGGGGTATCACGCGAACGTGCGGGTTGTGGACGCAGCCCCGGAGTTGGAGCCGTACCGCGTGTATCCGGTGACTCCGAGCCGGATGTGGGCGTAGCGTGGCAATCGAGTTAAAGCCAACCGCGACAATGGCCGAAGAAGCCGAACGCGGGTTATCGTGGCGCGAGGAATTCGGGCGGGGCGGAACCGCCGTCGGCGTCGCTAGGGCGCGTGATATAAAAAACCGTGTTACATTATCACCGGAAACTGTCCGGCGCATGGTTTCGTACTTTGCAAGACATGAAGTCGACAAGCAGGGCGAAGGATGGTCGCCGGGGGAAGATGGCTACCCATCGGCTGGCCGGATTGCATGGGCGTTATGGGGCGGCGATCCGGGCCGCGCATGGGCGAATGAAAAAGACCGGCTATTAGACGCCGAGGAAAGCGAGGGTCGGAATATGGATCAACAAAGACACGTTATCGCTGTCGTCGAGGACGAGGCAACCGTTACCGTGACATTCGCCAAGTCGGAGTACGACATGGACGAAAGCGAGGAAGCGGACGAGGCTATCGAGGCGTTGGAAGAAGCCGCCGAGGATGGCGAGGAAATCTTCGCCGAGGGAGAGCGTCCCAAGGATATGTACGGCAACGAGCCGTATGAAGAGGACTACGCTGGCCCTGCCAAGCGCAAGGGGCCGACCGAGCGTGTATTTCGCTCGGCGATCTTTGAGCGTGCGTCCATCATGGAAGATCAGCGTCGTGCGACGTTGGCTTTCTCTAGCGAGATGGCGGTAGACCGTGGCTGGGGCATGGAAATCCTCGACCACTCGCCAGGATCAATCGACATGGAGTTTATTGGCAGTGGCCGTGCGCCGCTGCTTGTGGATCACGAGATGGCCGATCAAGTCGGCGTCGTGGAGCAGATCAGCCTCGGAGCAGACCGCGTGGCGCGGGCTGTCGTGCGCTTTGGGAAAAGTGCGCGAGCCGAGGAAATCTGGCAGGACGTAAAGGATGGCATACGGTCAAACGTGTCTGTCGGTTACGTTATCAGCGAGATGGTATCGGACGGAAAGCAAGGAGACCGGGAGGTTTTCCGCGCAGTCAGTTGGATGCCGCTCGAAATCAGTATCGTATCTATACCGGCAGATACCAGCGTCGGCGTTGGTCGTGCGATCAACACTGCGCCGGTGGCCGAACCTAAAATCATTGTCAAGGAGACAAAAATGTCTGACGAAATCAACAGCGTCCGTGAGGATGCAGCAAAGGCCGAACGCGCCCGCGTTTCGACGATTATGGATCTGGCCTCGCGTCACAATCAGCGCGAGTTCGGCGAGTCGGCAATTCGTGACGGAGCCTCGATTGAGCAGTTCCGTGGCGCGTTGCTCGACAAGGTGGCCTCCAAGCCGCTGAACGTCGACCACGAGGTCGGCCTCTCCGATAAGGAAGTGCGTTCGTTCTCGTTCGTCCGTGCGATCAAGGCTCTGTCGAACCCGCAGGATCGTCGCGCCCAAGAGGACGCGGCTTTCGAGTTCGAAGTGTCCGAAGCCGCCGCGAAGAAGGAAGGCCGCACCTCGCGCGGTCTCTTGATTCCGGTTGATGTGCTGTACGGTAAGCGCGATCTGACCACCTCGACGGCCTCTGGCACGGCGAAGGCGGGCAACCTCGTTGCGACCGATCTGCTGGCTGCGTCGTTCATCGACGTGCTGCGTAACAAGATGGTGCTCAACACCCTTGGCGCGCAGTTCCTCACGGGCCTCAACGGCAACGTCGCCATCCCGCGCAAGACCTCGGCTTCTTCGGCCTACTGGGTCGCCGAGAACAGCGCACCGACGGAGAGCACCAACGCTCCGGCGTTCGATCAAGTGACGATGTCGCCGAAGACCCTCGGTGCCTACGTTGACATCAGCCGCCGCTTGATGCTCCAGTCGTCGCTCGACATCGAGAACCTCGTCCGCAATGACTTGGCTACCTCGATTGCCGTGGCGATGGACGGTGCTGCGGTCGCTGGCTCGGGCAGCAACAAGCCGACCGGCGTGCTCAACACGTCGGGCATTGGCTCGGTGACGCTCGGCACGAACGGTGCTGCGCCGACTTGGGCGATGGTGGTAAACCTCGTGAAGGAAGTGGAGACGGACAACGCGTTGACCGGCTCTGCGGCGTTCCTTACGAACGGACAGGTGAAGGCGAAACTCTCCACGACCTCTCGGCAGTCGAGCGGCGTGGAAGGCAACTTCATCCTCGGCCCGGATATGGCGAACCTGTACGGCTACCCGATCTACGTTTCGCAGCAGGTTCCCTCGAACCTCACGAAGGGTTCGGGTTCCAGCCTCTCGGCCATGTTGTTCGGTGTGTGGAGCGATCTGCTCATCGGCCAGTGGTCGGGTATCGACATCCTCGTCGATCAGTACAGCGGTTCGAATGCCGGTACGGTGCGCGTCGTGGCGTTCCACGATTGCGACTTCGCCGTGCGGCACCCCGAGTCGTTCGCCGAGTGCAACGAGATCATCACGACCTAAGAGTGATCGATCTAGCCGCATTGGAGGGTCGCCATCGGGGGCAGCGTTGCGCTGTTCTCGGTGGTGGCCCGTCCTTGGTGGAAGACATCAAGGCGGTGCAGCCACTGCTATTGCAGGGGGGCGTGTTGGTTGGAGTCAATCAGCACGCTCTCCTGCTCTCTCTTGATTACATTGTGTATCAAGACAAAGACATCTGGCCGTTGATTAAAGGTCACGCGCCAGTGATTTCGCACCACAAAGATGCGTGCGATATTTGGTCGGGCATCTGTCCCGACTTCGGATTCTCCGGCGGCACGGCAACGTGGATTGCTGGATTTATGGGCTTCGAACAGATATACATCTGCGGCTGCGACAACTACATGAGCAACCGGCGGTACTGGCACAGCAAGTTGGGCGATCTGCGCGTCGAGGATGGTATCTCCAACGTGCAAGCATGGATTAAGGTTCGGGACTACATGAAAGAGCCCGAACGAGTACGAGTGGCTTCTGGCTGTCTAACACAGGTATTCCAAGCATTATGAAGGTCGAGATGATCCGCTCCCGTCTTTACAACGGGCAAACGCTTGAACGTGGCCGGGTGGTTGAAGTAGACCCGACCTTCGGAAAGTGGCTTGTGGGCCGTGGCATGGCGGTCGAGTACACCCGCCCGTCTTTCTTCCAGCCAGAGCAGCCGAAACGTGGACGCCCGCGAAAAGGAGATTGAAAAGTACCGCGACGTCTATAGTCGGTATCCGCACTATGCAATGGCCGACGATAGACTGCACCCCGTCCGTGCCGCATTGAAAGGCTATAAGGGGGCTTTTCTGGACGTATCTTGCGGCAGGGGTGAGTTAATCCGCGAAGCCGCTCTAATGGGCTTTAATCCAGTTATAGGCACGGAGGCTGTGCCGGAACTATGTGGCGGCAATGTGCAAAACGCCACCGTCACTAGCCTACCCTTTGCCGATAAGTCATTCGACGTAGTGACTTGCATTGACGTAATCGAGCACATCCTAGAGCCGGACATCGTGCCGGGACTGCGAGAACTCGAGCGCGTCTGCAGTGGGACGATCATCATTGCTGCAGCCGACTACCCAACATGGTGGGATGGGGTGAACCTACACCCTTCGGCGCGACCTTACCCAGAGTGGCATCGGCTGTTCAGCGAGACCTTCAGCGGGACGGTGCGATTGATCGGGCCGACCTCAACCAGCGAAATGTGGAGCGTGACGTATGCCAGTTGAAAGCGCATTCGACCGCTCGGCATTTGTATCGGATGCGGCGGTGACCTTTATTTACAAGAACCAAGGCACGCGCTATACCATGCGCGGCATATTCGACAGCGACTACCAAGGCGTGAATGTCGCCGATCCAGAGTTTGCAAGCGATCAACCGCAGATCACGTTGCCAACCTCTGCGCTGCCCTTTGAGCCGCTGCAAGGCGATAAGGTCTACTATAACGAAGAGGTCTACAACGTCCGCAATTTCCGAGCAGATGGCACAGGCATGACTGTGCTAGTCCTTGAAATCACAACGGGCTTGTCTGCGCCATGAGTTTTGAGAGCGCATTTGATCGACTGTCGATGGTGGCCTCGACGGATTGGGGCACATCTGCTGTGTACCAAAACCGCAAAACGCGGTTTCCGATTGTCGGCATATTCGACAACAACTATCAAGGCGTGGATGTTGCCGAGGTTGAATTCGCAAGCAGCACGCCGATCTTGACCATCCCGACGGCAACGCTGCCGTGCAAGCCGGTAGTCGGCGATTTCGTGATTATCGACTGCCGGAACTACACGGTTCGGAACTTTCGCGCAGACGGCACGGGTATGACCGTGCTGCATCTGGAATACATGACCGAGTTGGAAATCGCAACGGTTAACAATCTGCTGCTGCAAGACGGCTCCAATATGCTGCTGGAGAACGGCGGCTTCATCTTGCTTGAGGTGAGCAACTGATGGCACACGCACGCACACAAGTACGCAATGCCGTGGTCTCGGTACTGCAAACCGCAGCGGTCGCCGATACAGTGTCGAAGTCGCGGGTCTATCCGATCCCTGCCGACACAGTATCAATGGCGCTGGTCTACACCAACGCCGAGGCTATCCCGCAGACCACGCTGACATACCCGCGCAAGTTCGAGCGAGAATTAAATCTTGTCGTCGAATGCGTAGCGCGAGACTCTGACTATTTAGACGACCGCCTTGACCGATTGTGCGAGGCAGTCGAGAACGCCATCGGAGCGGACAATACGCTCGGTGGCGTGGTAAAGGATTGCGTGTTAAGCGACACGCAAGTGACGCTCGACTTTAACGGCGATGCGCCAATAGGGTCGGCGAGGATGCAGTTCCGTGTGTCTTACCGGACTGCGGAGACAGACGCAGGAACTATCATTTCGTAAGGAGATAAAACATGGCAAATCATCATGGCTCGGAAGGCGTGGTTCGGGTTGGCGCAAACACTGTCGCCGAGGTGACGGGTTTCTCGTTCACCGCGACGGCGGAGTACGCCGAGGACACCACCCTCTCGGATACGGCAAAGACCTACAACGTCACCGCGATCACCTCGTGGAACGGCTCTGTGACGGCATTTTGGGACGAGACGGATACCAGTGGGCAGATCGCTCTGGCTCCTGGTGCTAACGTCTCGCTCGTGCTCGCGCCAGAGGGCGTGGACAGTGGCGATACGCGCTACAGCGGAAACGCTCTCGTGACCGAGATCACACGCAATGTGCAGCGCGGTGCGATCACGGAAGTGACCTTCAACTTCATCGGCAACGGCGCTCTGACTGCTGCCACCTCTTGATATAGCGAGGACTTATGAACTGGAAAGAACAGGCGAAATCGCAATTCGCTGAACGGCGCAAGCCGGAGACGCTCGTTGCGATACCTGTACCGGCTTGGAAAACGACTGTGTTTTTCTGGCCGGACATGACGCTCGCCGAGCGTCGTGAAATCTTTATGCTGGCAAAGCAGAAAGGCGACGAAACCGTGCTAGACCTAGAGGCGATGGCGATCACGTTGATCGTTCGCGCTAGGGATATCGAGGGCAAGCGTCTGTTCAGCAAAGCTGAGCGCATGGAGTTGATGAACGACTACGATCCCGAGGTTATCGCGGAGATTGTATCGGCCATGAACACCCCAGTTCCAAGCATTGAGGACGCAGAAAAAAACTAATAGAGGACGGGCATCTCCGAGCGATTTATGCTCTCGCGCTACGGCTGCACGTCCTCCCCGAGCAAGTTTTTGAGATGACAGAGAGCGACTTCTACCATCTTCTCGCGGCCTGTAAGTTGGAAGCGGAAGAGCAGGAGAAATCATGGCGCAAGCACAAGTAGTCCTCACAGCGGTTGACCGCACGCAAGTTGCGATCAACTCCGCACTCAAGGGAATGAAAACCTTGGAGCGGACGGCAAAAGTAACCGCCCGCGCTGTGAATCTTGCCTTTGGCCTTTTGAGCGGGACGATCCTTGTGAGCGCGTTCGGTAAAATTACCGAAGCCGCAAAGAAGACAGAAGAAGGACGACGCGCACTTGATGACTTTAACAAGGCGCTAAAAGATCCGGCGTTAGTATCCGCTGCCAACTCATTCACGACAACGATAATCAAAGGCTTCACGGAAGTGGTGAAGTTCGCTGCAGAGGCAGCAAAGGCGACAACCAAACTCGGGCGCGATCTTGGGTTGATTGCACAGCCTGTAGATCCTTCGCAGTTTGGTAAAGGCGAAGGTGGTAGGAGAGGCCGTGCGCCACGAGTAGATCCACTCAATAGAATGGAAAACGAGTGGAAGTTTCGACAACAGATGACGGAACTCCAAAGCAAGCGAGACAAAGAGGCTGCTGCGCTTTCTGCCAAGTTGTTAGAAGGTCTGCGACGCGATAACGATCTGACCATGACCGAGATCGAAAGAACGGTTATGGAGTTCAAAGAGTTCAGCGCGGCGATAGATCGGCAACTCAAGGCTGGCACAATATCGCAGTCGCTTGCCGAGTCGCGGATGTCTGAATATCTCGACCGCATACTCCCCGAGGTTGAAGTCACTGGTAAAAAAACCCCAGTGCAGGAATTCAAAAAAGCAACCGACCAAATGCAAGAGTTTGCCAAGGCAGCAGCCGAAAGCATCCAGTCGAGTTTTGCGGACTTCCTTTTTGATCCGTTTAAGAACGGACTGAAGGGTATGCTCTCCGGCTTCCTAAACGTGATTCGCCGCATGATTGCAGAGGCCGCAGCAGCGACCATCTTGCAATCGTTGTTCGGTGGGTTTGTTGGTAGTGGCGGATTCCTTGGAGCATTGGCCGGTGCGCTCATTCCACGCGCAATGGGCGGCTCGGTCTCTGCTGGAACCCCGTATCTTGTCGGCGAGCGCGGGCCGGAGATGTTCGTGCCTGGCACCTCGGGCAACATCGTGCCGAACAACAAAATGGGCGGCGTTACCGTGTCGCCGGTTTACAATATCGACGCTCGCGGTGCGAGTGCTGATCTACAAGATGCGCTGCCAGGTATCCTCGCGGAGAATAACCGGCGCATATTCGACGAACTCGACAGACGCTATGGGATAGGCCGATGACAGACTATGTATTGCCGCCCGACCTCGTTGCGTCGGATGTAGAGTGGAGCCTGTTCGACAGCACGGCAGTGTTCGCATCGCCGCTCTCTGGCGCAGTGCGTACCGTGTCGCGTCCCGGCACTCGCTGGGGCGTGCGGATGACCTTTCGCAGCGTGTCGGATCAGAAGCGACGACGACTGATGTCGCTGATCGCTATCCTGCGAGGCCGTGCCAATCGCGTGTGGCTTACCGATCCCGCCTATACCCTCTCCGGTTCTTTCTCCTGCCCAGAGTTACTGACTAACAATGCAGCAGTTACAAATACAACTGGATTCAGTTCCAGCAATGCTGAACTCGTCCTTTCGTCTGATAGCCATCTTGGTTTGCGCCTCACTCGCACTGGCGTTACTGGCGACCGTTATGTTTATCAGTCTGCCGCTACTACTGTTGCGAGTGCTCCTTACGCGATACGGATGCTCTTGGCCGCTGGTAAGGGCAACGCTCGAGCCTCGATGGAGGCTGGTACGTCGCAAGGTGCGACAGATGTTCTAAACGGCGCAACGCGCACGTCGGCCGGAATGTATGTGGACAGTTTCACGGCATCTGGAACTAGCACGCATCTGTCCTTCTACGACTACATTTCGGGACGCGCTGCGGGCGACTTCCAGTTTCTCTCGTGGGTATCCTCGGCTCGCTGTGCGCTGGTCAATGGCGGATCGCAGACAGGCGGCACGCTTATCATCGACGGTTTGCCGACATCGACCAACGGGCTTGCAAAGGCGGGCGACTGGTTCGAAGTCAATGGCGAACTTAAGCGCATGACCGCTGACCTCAATTCCGACTCATCTGGCAATGGCTTTCTGATGTTCGAGCCTACGCTGCGAACGTCTCCGGCCAACAATGCGCCAGTGATCTTCCGCTCGCCAATGGGCCGGTTCATCGTGGCCGACGAGTCAACGTCTATGGGTACGCGGCCCGGTATCATCTCCGATGTCACGCTGTCCTTTGTTGAGGACATCACATGAGTCGTTTCGTCTCTGCCACTAACGAGACAGAGGCCGATAAACTAGCGGTGACCGTTGTCGTGCTAGCCGATCTTGACTTTGCGTCTGGCATGGTACGGGTACATGATGGCTCCGGCACGTTATCGTTTGGCGGTAATTCTTACCTTGGCGCAGGGCAATTCGCTGGCGTTGACATCATCGACGAGAACATCGACATCGTGGCACGCGGCATAAAGTTATCGCTATCGGGTGTTGATTCGACGTTCGTTGTGCCGACGATGACCGAGGTCTATCAAAACCGCGATGTGACCATGTATCTCGGCTTTGTAAGTCAGACCACAGGCGCACTCATCGCCACGCCAGAGACCATCTGGGAAGGGCGAATGAACCAGATGGTTTTTAAGATCAACAACGGAAGTGCCGTTGTAGAACTTTCGTGCGAGCATCGTTTGCGCCGGGAGCCTCGCGTTGCTCGATACACCGATGAAGATCAGCAAGTGCTGTATTCCGGTGATCGGTTCTTCGATTTAACGTATTCCATTCAAGGCTTCATCAGCAAATGGGGCGCACGAGACGCAGCCTATGGCGGTTTCGGATTCAGCCAGCCCAGCCCTATTGAGCAGCGCGAGGTGCGAAAAGTCTGATGCGCCGCTATGACTGGGCAAGCAAACTGCACGAACATATTGCGGCCAATGCTGGCCGTGAGTTTTCGTGGGGCGATAACGACTGCTGCCTGTTCGTGGCGCGTGCAGTTGATGTGATCTGCGACACGAAACACGCCACTAGTCTCGCGTCTCGTTACCATGACGAGGCTACCGCACAGACTTACATCGCGCAGTCTGGCGGCATCGCTGCGGCAGTCGATACATTTATCGGCCCTCACAAAACAGAAGGCCGACCTATGCGTGGCGATGTTGTTTTGTTCAGCGGCTCGAACGGCGAAACGCTAGGCATATGTATCGGAAGGCATATCGCAAGCGTTGGGCAATCCGGCGTTGTGATGGAAGATCGCGCAAAAACTATCTGTTATTGGAGCATCTGAAATGCCTCAAGCGGTTGCTCAAGCGATAACGCAATTTATTGTCACGACCTTTGCCGTTAGCGCGTCAAATGCTTATTACGTCTATGCGGTAGTCACGGCTGCAACGTATCTGGCAACCCCCGCAGCACTGGCAAAAATAACCGAGTCGTTGATCGGCGTTCCCAAGGTCAACAAGCAACCGGCTGACGTTGAATACACCGGAACGGTAGAGCCTCGCCGTATCATCTATGGAGAGGTTTTGGCGTCTGGAATGAACGTTATTCCGCCGATGACCTCCGGCACGACCAACGAGTATCTGCACCAAGTTCTCGCCATTGCGGGCCACGAGTGCAATCAACTCGGCACTGTGTACTTCAACCGCGAGGTCATTGGCACGATCTCGGCGATCAGCGGAACCGATGACGACGGCAAGGTAACAACCGGCACCTACGCCAACAAGGCATGGGTGCGTCGTTATGCTGGAACATCTACGCAGACCGTAGACTATAAGTTAGCAGCGGCAAAGCCAGATCAGTGGACAGCGGCCCACGCTGGCAAAGGCATCGCCTATGTTGCATTAACATTCAAGTATGACGAGGAGACCTATAGAACCGGCAAGCCGGAACTGACGCTGCTGGTACAAGGGCGCAAGGTCTACGACCCACGGCTCGACTCTACGCGCAGCGGTGGCAGCGGATCGCAACGGGTTACAGACCCAACGACATGGGCATATTCGACGAACCCCGCGCTGTGCCTCGCCGACTACCTCATCGACGACTCGCTTGGGCTTGGCGAGGACGATACCCGCATCGACTGGCTGAAGGTAATGGATGCGGCAGACATCTGCGACGAGACCGTAAACCTACCAGCGTCTGCAACGCAGAAGCGATACACCTGTAACGTCGCACTGACCGCGACCGATAGGTTCGAGGACAACATACGGGTGCTGTCGCAAGCGATGGCGGGAGTGTGCTACTACTCGGGCGGCTTGTGGCGCATCTATGCTGGCGCATGGTCGGCCTCTGCCTTCACGCTCACGGACGGTGACCTAGTCAATGGCGGTATCTCTGTTGTCACCGCGTACCCGTATAACCAACGGTACAACTCGGTGCGCGGGCGGTTCATCAACAAAGACCGCAACTGGCAAGCGATGGAATACCAGCCGGTTATCAATACGTCCTATGTTTCTGCCGATGGCGAGCAGATGTGGCTGGAGACCGACTTTGCAGCCTGCACGAACGAGTACGAAGCGCAGCGGCACGCCATCCTTCTCTCGCGCCGCAGCCGCAACGGGCAAGTCGCCACGGTTAAATGCGGCATGAGTGCGTTCGGTATCCTGCCGTTTGAAACTGGCACGGTGACGTTCTCGGAGATTGGTTGGACGAACAAGACCGTGCGCTGCGAGGGCTGGCAGTTCGACCCTACGGGCGCAATCGAGTTAGTGCTGCGCGAGGAAGCGTCTACAGATTGGAACGATCCGCTGACGACCGACTATCTGACACCGACGAGCGTTACCACGCCGACCCCAGATATCTACGAACCTAGCCCGCCGACTAACCTTACCGTCACCACGCTCGAGAGCAGCATCTATCTCTCGTGGTCTGCGCCTGCCGTCGTGCCGCTTGGCTCCCAATATGATCTCTACGAGTACACCTCGCAGACCCCCTTCTCGTCAGCCACGAAGGTCTGGACGGGCATCTCGACTAACGTATTCATAGCCAAGACCGACACCACCACGCGCTACTACTGGGTTAAGATCCGCACGCCCGATGGCGGCGTGTCCGATCCAGAGCCTCCCGTCAATGGCGTGCCAGCGGGCGCAGCATCACTGCCGAGTGCGCTGTCGCTGTCGGTATCACCTAGCAGTCTTACCACCTCGGGCACGAGCGCGAGCCTCACCACGGCATCTGCTACGGCGACTGCGGTCGGCGGTACGTCGCCCTATACCTATGCGTGGACACGACAAAGCGGCTCGACCAGTATCTCGGCGGACAGCGCATCCTCGGCGACCAGCACCTTCACCGGCACGAGTCTCGCCAGCGGCACCACCTACGATGCGGTTTTCCGCTGCACCGTAACCGATAACGTTGCGGCCACGAAAACGGCTGACGTTAGCGTGTCGATCACGCGCACCGTCTTTAGCGCATCGGCCAGCCCTGCGACGTTGGTTAAGATCGTGCAGACCTCAAGCGCGACGACCAACAGCACCACGGTCACGCCGACTGGCGGCACCTCGCCCTATACCTATTCGTGGGCATTGCTCGAGGGCGACACGCTCACGGTCAATAGTCCGACCGCAGCGACCACTACATTCAGCAAGACAGGAATGAACACTGGCGAATCGTTCTATTCGACTTATCGGTGTACCGTCACCGATAGCACATCGGGCACCCCGCTGACCGCAACAGCGGATGTGATTATCACCATCGAGCGGAGTGATTGAGGGCGCACACATGATTGATATGTCCAAATTCAAAGTGCCGACAGGTTCGCTGTTGGTCGACGGTGGCTTGGTTGTGGCGCTGATTATCTGGGGCACGCAGATGACCTCAAAACTTGACGCGATCAGCCAACGCCTGGAGAAGGTCGAGCAGACCACGATCCAGCCGGAAGCCGATAGGCGCATTGCGGTGATCGAGGCGCGTGTGGCTGATACCAATACCAGGCTGCAATCAATCGAGGCCAAGTTAGATCGCGTGCTGGAGCGTCGATAGATGGACATCTTCGAAATGTTCACCCGCGCATGGCCGGTAATCCTTGCGCTAATCACGCTCATCATTGTGCTGTCGAAGTTAGACCTTCGCGTCGCGGTACTCGAGGACAAGATCAAAACGCTGTTCGATCTTGTCAACAAACGCAACGACAAATAATCACTGGCGAGGGCTTAACATGAATATGCAGAAGATTGTGGATATGCTCTTCCCTGTACTGCTTGCCGCTGTTGGTTGGCTACTCACGGAGATTGCATCCTTTAACAATCGTTTGCTCTCGGTTGAAAGCAAGATGCCCGCGCTGATCACCGCAGAGGGCGTGCCGACTGACAGCCCTATATCAGCCGAGCGACGGCACAAGATGAAAGAAGAAATCTATACGGACATTCACGATCTGCAAGTACGGGTTAAATTGATTGAGGAGCGCAGCAAATGATGACCATGGTTAGCACCTTTCTCTCGTTCCTCGCTGGCGGCTTGCCGAAGATTCTGTCCATCTTTCAAGACCGGCAGGACAAGAAGCACGAACTGGCTTTAGTCGCAGCCCAGAAGGAGCGCGAGTTGGCATTGGCAGAGCGTGGCTTTCTCGCACAAGCAAAGGTCGAAGAGATCAAACTAGAACAGATCCAGACGCAGACGGCTGGCGAGGAGCGACAGGCTTTGTACCAGCACGACATCGAGATCGGCAAGGGCGCAAGCCAGTGGATGATTAACCTACGCGCTTCGGTGCGTCCGGTTGTGACGTACATCTTTGTGCTGGAGTTGGTCGCGCTCAACGTGGCAGGAGTCTGGTACGCCTACACGACCGGCATCCCGTTTGCCGTTGCGATGGAAAACGTATTCAGTGACGATGAGATGCTGATCTTGTCGTCGATCATTGCCTTCTGGTTCGGGACGCAAGCATTCCAGAAAAAATGAAGGTCAGCGAAAACGCCTTGGCGATGATTCGCCACCATGAGGGCGTAAGGATGCGCCCATATCGGTGTCCGGCCTCGCTATGGACGGTCGGGGTCGGTCACCTTCTATACCCAGCACAGGCCGCGATGCCTGTATCCGATAGGCTACAGTTCCCACTACGCGCAGAGGATGATCGTGTCTGGACTGCTGAACAGGTTGATGCTCTCCTCGCTCAAGACCTTGTGCGCTTTGAGCGCGGCGTGGCCCGATATTGCCCTGCTGGCTTTGCTCATCAAGGCCAATTCGACGCTCTCGTTTCCTTTGCTTTCAATGTAGGGCTGGGCAATCTGCAACGCTCGTCGCTGCGAATGAAACACAATCGTGGCGAGTTTGAAGAAGCAGCAGAAGAATTTATGAAGTGGACGAAGGCCGCGGGCAAGGTGATGCGCGGCCTAGTGAATCGACGACTTGATGAGCGGAGCCTGTACCGTGGCAAATAAACTCAAGTCGATACAGATGTACGAGGGCAAGTGGTACCGCGTCAAAGGATACAACTACACCGAGTGCTGCGACTGTGCGCTGATCCACAAAGAAGCATTTCGCCTAGTCGATGGCTCGCTCGAGTGGAGCGGGACGCGCGACGATAAACTGACCGAAGAACGCCGAAAGGAACTCGGCATTAAGGTCACACGGAAGAAAACCACAAATGACCGAAAAAAAAGCGACTGACGAGCAGATCATAGCGGCCCTTGCCAAGCACAAGGGCATTCGCACGATGGCTGCTGCCGAGTTGAAACTCTCCGAGCGCGGTCTGCTGCGAAGGCTAGCAGTGATGCGCGGTGCAGGGTTAGAGGTTCACGCGACCACCTATCAAAATCGCAACCAGCCGCCCACCGCGGACTTTGAGTTCACGCCACTGCCCGATGACGACATCCCGATTGAGCAACTGATCGAGCAGCGAAAGCGCAAATTTACTCACAAGCGTGAGCACGAAGAGGCCAGCAAACTCATCCCGATTCGCATCAAGATCGGTGGCCCGATTGGGCTGCTGCACTTTGGCGACCCGCACGTTGACGATGACGGCTGCGACATCGAGTCCATCGAGCGACATACGGCCCTCGTAAACGCCACAGAGGGGCTTTTCGCGTGCAACGTGGGCGACACCACGAACAACTGGACGGGGCGACTAGCGCGGCTCTACGCCGATCAGAGCACCTCGGCAGCACAGGCATGGCGGATTGCGGAATGGTTCGTAAATCGGTGCCGCTGGCTTTACATGATCGGCGGCAATCACGATCTATGGTCTGGATCGGGCGATCCGCTCAAGTGGATTGCGAAGCAGCAGAACTCGCTCTATAAGTCGAGCGAGGCACGAATCGCGCTGCGGTTTCCGAACGGTGCCGAGGTGCGCGTCAATGCACGGCATGACCACAGCGGCTCGTCAATCTGGAACCCAGCCCACGGCCCGATGAAGGCCGCGCTGATGGGCACCCGCGACCATATCTACGTCGCCGGACATAAGCACGAGAGCGCATATAGTGTGCTGAAAGACCCCATCCAAGGCATCACCATGCACGCGATTAAGGTGGCCTCCTATAAGGTTTACGACCGCTACGCAAAGGAGCGCGGATTCCGCGACAACTCCCTATCGCCGTGCGCCCTCACCGTTATCGACCCAAGCCTACCTAACGATCATCCCGACATGGTCAAGGTGTTTTGGGAACCCGAGGTCGGGGCGGATTACCTACGCTGGCTGCGCTCCCGATGAAACTGGAAGACGACGCACTCGAAGAGATGGCGTGGGCCGAACCGGATGCGTGCCAGAATTGCGTATGGTTTTGCCCGTGGAACGGCATCGGCTGGGGCTGCGCCCACGAGACTGTAAACGGACTACTCGGCGGCATCTGTCGCTGCGGCAGCAAACACTTTAAGCAAGCACGGCCCTATAACGTGCGCGGTACTACGCTAGATCGGTAGTCACCACAGATCGACCCCGCCACGCTTTGCCGCCCACTCCGGCGGAGGCACTCGCCGCCATTCATCCCGCCTTATCTGGTTCAATATCTTGAGCCACCGTCTTGAAATTAGCACGATGCATAGCAGCACGGGCGTCAGAAAGAGAATAGATACGAGCAGTTGCATGGTTTGGTTCTCCTGTTGCATCGCAATACCCACAGCGAAACCAGTCTCCGCTGTAGTCCTCGATCCATAGTCGGCCAAAGCAGCCGGGGCAGTTCATTTGTCGATCCTCGCACGGATGGCGGCGGCAAGCGCATAGGCTAGTTCAGACCATTTTGCCGAGTTATCACATATCTCCGCGCATTTCTCCCGCTCGGCTGCGGCAACAAGGGCGGCGAATCGTTCAAGCGCAAAAATGTTTGGGAAGTCATAATCATGCTCGCTACTAGCCTCCCGCGCCAGTCGGATGATGTCGTCGCGGGTCATGGCTCCTGCACCCATCGGCTGTCCATTTTTCGCAATTCACGCACCTCTGACTCCAGCGCCTCTATTCTTGAGACGTACCAAACAATGCGTTCACGCAGTTCTCGGATCTCCGCTTTGTATTCGGTCGTCGTGTGCGACATTCGATCCCACTCAACGTCCCATGTGTCAAATTCCATCGCCTTCGTCCTCGCAGTCTTTCATTGCGACTTGACCACCATCTTCGCAAATCTGCGCGGCCATAATGCAAAACCACGCTGCTTTTCGAAGGTCTTTCTCTCTTGCATTACCTTGTTTGCGCCCTGCACGGCTTAAATACTTGAGGGCAGATCCGACGCAATAATTCACGCATCCATCATCGCCAAGCGTGGCGCGTATATAGTCGATTGCCTGTATTGTCGAGCCGTTTGGCATCTTCATCTGGTAATGCGGTGGGCTATCAATATCGTTTGGCATATAGATCGGCTTGCGCGACGGGGCCGAACTCCGCTGGATGAGCACGCGCATTGCTGTGAGGTTATGCTGCCCGCTTCTTTAGTCGCTCGTTCAAGTCATAGAGCGCACGAAGGTGTTTGAAGGCAGGCCACGCATCATCGTCTAGGCTTGGATAAAAGTGATGGCCGAAGTCGCCATTCTCTTTTGAGAACCGCAGCAGATGATAGCCGCCTGTGATGTACGTCCCGCGTGACTCCTCGTAGGCTTTCGCATACGCGACCAACTGGATCAGATACTCGGGATATACCGCACCAGAGGTCTTGAAGTCGCCCAGCACGAGTTGATCGTTCAATCGCCCGATGAAGTCAAGCGTTCCGCCGTACTTGTAAGTATGCGACAGCACCGGCACCTCGCAGTCGATGATCTTGAGTTGCGTACCCTTTACCCAAAACTCGAACGCGCTGTAGGCGCTTTTGACTTGAGCCTTAAACGATACAGGGTCAAGCATCCCAGCCTTCTCCATCACTGCATCAAGGTGCGCGTATGGGTCATTGCCCTTGACGAACACCTCGCACATCTCATGCACGCACGTCCCGATCTGCAAGGCGTCGTTCGCCTCGTACAGACCGCCGGGCGCATCTCTTCCTTGACCTTCCAGAACGCCATGCGAGCGGCCTGTCTTGTATGCCCAGTTGATGAGAGCGCCTGGGTCTTTGATCTTTAGAATGGTGGTGACAGACGGCACTTTCGTGCCGTCCGCTAGTTTATAGCCGCCTTTTTGGGTAGCCATGACTCACCAATTCTGATCGTCAACAAAGGGCTGCTCTGCCGCAGGCTGCGCTGTGGGCTTCTGCGGCGCGGCTTTGGCCTCGACAATCCTGTTTGCGATCTTGTCTTGCACCCATGTTGGCAACTTATCGAAAACGTCTGGGTTTGGCGCGTCAGTTGAGAACACCAGAGCCTCGCCCTCAAGAGCCGGAGCGGTCATAGACTTGGGCAGCGGCATGATCGAGGTGAGATTGGCATAGGTGCGATCACCTTTAACGCTGTGCGTTACATTGACGAACGCAGGCTTGCCGGCAACCTTGCCAAGATCAAACTTCTTGAGTTCGTCTTGCGTGAATGCACGACCGCGCCACGAGGTTAGCAGCCCGTATAAGGTTGACTTCTCATTGAGCGACAGACCAACCGTGCGGCTTATAACAGCCGGCAGGCTGCGCGTTTCGCCGTCCTTGGTGAACTCAACGCGCACCTCGGGAATCTGGAACCGCAGCAATACGGTACGCTTTGGGGCGTACTGACCACCGGGCGAGGGCTGCACGCCGAGATCAACAATCATGTCACACACTGCGGCATAAGCACCGGCCTCGATAGGCTTGCGCTCGGGATAGTTGCCGCCAGATGTTGCGCTTACAAAAATGCTCATTACTTCTTACTCCTTAACAATGGTTACTTCTTCACACGAGTGTCCGTCGCATGGCTCGATGGCGCAGGCGGCGAGGCACAACAAAAAAAAGATGATGGCTTGCGGCCAGAGGGAGGGGCGGCTCATGCCGCCACCTCTGCGCTGCTCCAAAGGTTGCGCTCGGCTTCGATCATGGCGCGAGCCTCGGCAGACTTGTAGTTGCTCATGGCTTGGTCGAAGTTCGGATAGGTTTTGCCGAGTTGCTTGAATGCGCGGTTTGATGCGTTATGCATCACAGCCGTAATGCTGCGATTGCTGACAGATACTGACATCGAGTGCTTGCCGCATTGCATCGTTGCGTAAACGTGGCGGCCGATGGTGGTGTACTCAACTTGCTTCGATTCGATGATTTGAACTTGCATTTCTGACTCCTTCTTATCGCTTCTGGCCCGGCACTGCGCCGTCCATGTGTGTAGTAAATCATGCCATTTTTGCCTTGTCAAGCACTACTTGATGAAAAGGCTTGCTTGATGCTCCAGTTGCCCTGTGCTATGTTCCCGAAGCATGAGCAAACACAAATCTAAAAGTCCTAGAGACGCGCTTCTTTTGGCAATTGCCAAAGTTGGCGGACAGGCCGCGCTAGCGCGAAAACTCAAGATAAAACCGCAGGCTGTCCACCAGTGGGTCGAGGCTGGCCGCGTGCCAGTCATGCGGGTACTTGACATAGAGGCCGCTACGGGAGTACGGAGAAATGCCTTGAGGCCGGATATCTATCCATGAGAAAGACAATGACAAGCATTGACGATAGCGGCCCGCTGATTACTTACACGGTCTTTCAAAATGTCCAGGCGCGCGAAAAGACAGAGTATGCGGACGCTGCGTGGACGGATTTGGTCAAAGCAATTGCCGAAGCGCCTACGTACATTGCGAAGGCAAGTTGCCCGCTGTTAAGTCTGTGCGAGTATGGCGACCTCGTGAGCGATGGTGGCGGGTTGAGACATTCCGCAAACGTGAAGCGCGTTTTCGGGGTGGAAGTAGACTATGACGGCGAGGAGGTGTCGCCGGAGGAAGCGCAGAAAAGACTACAAGCCGCTGGGCTTATGGCTCTTATCTACACCTCGGCAAGTTACACAGACGGCGCTCCGAGGTGGCGCGCTTTGCTTCCGCTGTCTGAGCCATCAGCGCCTACTGATCGCGCAAGATTTGTAGCGCGGGCGAATCGCGCATTGCTTGGGATTGCCACGCGAGAAAGTTTCACGCTTTCGCAGAGTTTCTACTTTGGCAAGGTTCGCGGCGCAAAATACATAGTATTGGAGGCTCACGGTCGGTGCGTTGACCAGGCTGTAGACATTGAACCTTTGTTTTTTGTGGGTGGCACGAGCGATCCCAAAACAGGTCGCGACACGCGAAGCAATCAAGAACTGCTGCAATGCTTTGAGCGTGGCGAAGGGCGCTACGAGGCAATGTTGAAACTGACTAGCCGCTGGGCTGCACGCGGCATGGCTTACGATGACATCGTGGCGGCTTTGGGTGAATTGCTCGACAAGGGGAGCAGCCTAAACGCAGATGGCATTGACTTACGTAGCCGGATTGAACCGATGGCATCGAGCGCCGTCCGCAAGTTTGGCGGGACGGTGTTTGAGCCGCGAATCGGCGCAACTCCAGAGCCTCCGGCAGACCTCCCGGCATCCTCGCCGATAGAGGCGCTTATGGAGTTCCCAGAGGCTCAAGGAATGATCCGGAACATTGAGCCGGAAACCGGGGAAACCATCGCCGCGCAGACGGAGGCGAACCTAGGGTTCAAGGTTGAGTTGCGGCACGTCGCGGATATTGTCGAGGAGAACCGCGAGCCGGAGTGGTTGCTGCACCGGGTCATTGAGGCAAAGGTCGTTGCGGTTCTTGCCGGGCCGCGTGCTAGTTTCAAGTCGTTTATTGCTTTGGACTGGGCGATGCGGGTGGCGATGGACAATCACCCTGTGGCGTTGCTTTCAGGCGAGGGCGGCGGACTTGGGCGGCGCGTTAAGGCATGGATGCAGACATTTGGTGGCGCGGTTAACTTGCGCGATCTGCCGATCTTGGCGCTTGAGCGGCCGCTGAACCTTAACCGCGATGAGGAGATGGCGCTGCTGGTGCAGGCAATTGATGCGGCCGGGATTGCTCCGAAAATGGTTGTTGTTGATACGCTGTCAAAATTTAGTGCTGGGATGGATGAGAACTCAAACCAAGAGGTCGCGGCGTACTTGGCTCAATTGAGTAGGTTCGTAAGGGAACGCTATGACGCTACGGTTTTGATCGTGGCGCATAGTGGGCACGGCGACTCTGACCGGCCGAGAGGCGCTAGCGCGCTCATGGCAAACCCAGATGCTGAGTACATTGTGAAGCGCGCGGCGCAACCTAATACCCATGTTGAGGTAACTCGACAGCGGTTTAAGGATACTGGCGAGTTGTCCAACTTGGCTTATGAGGCGGAGGTTGTTGACCTCGGTGCGGCGGATCGGTACGGGGAGAGGCTCACTAGCCTTGTCATGCGGGAGGCTGTGGCGCATGGCGACAAGCCGGTTTCGGCGCAACTGCCACAGGGTAAGGCTCAAAAAACGATCCTGCTGGCGTTGAGGGAGAGGCAAAAAAGGGCCGAGGGGGAACTTGTCTGGACGATGGAGGAAATGCGGCAAGTGGGTAGGGAGTGTGGCTTGAGCCGCCAATCTGTCCACGATGCGGTCGAAAAGTTGATGCTGTCGCCGTTTATGGTTGCCACCGTTGGGGGGTCAAGGCTTGCGGGGGGTTAGATGTCCGAATGTCCGAAAGTGTCCGAATTTGACGTTTTCGGACGGTCATTTATGTCCGAAATGTCCGAGAGACCTATGGTCTCGGACTTTCGGACATGACCCGGACATGATTTTTGACGTTAGGATTAAATATGAAAAACAGAAGATTATTGCAAGTTGATCGGGTGTTGCCTGTTAAAGGTGTTGCGCTTTCGCAACATGTTGCACGCACTCCACTAGCCAAGAGAATGCTGGCCGAACTTGGCCCGGATGACTACAGCCTGCTCAAGACCTTCCAAGAACGGTTTGGGGCAAGGCTGGTGCATTACCGTGACCAGCGCGGCGAGGTCGGGACAGATACGCTGGGCGACAAATGAACCAGACCGGACTTCCGCTGCCTCGCTCGCTAACATGGCACGACGACCCATTCTGGGGTGCTGTGTCCGCTTGCGGGACGTATGCCATTCGCCCCATATCTGTTAACGGCCGCGCAGAGTTCGTCCTGTGGCGCTTTAGGCGCGACACGAAGACAGGCATACCCAACTGCCTAGGCACGTTTGAATCGCCTCAAAAGGCTTTAGAATCGATTATATGAAGGCTAGGAAGGACTGCCCTGTTTGCGGCGTCGAAAATACGGGCGGAAAAGTCCACTCATGGCATAAGCAAGCCGCCAAGCGGTCGGGCTATACCATGCAAGACCTACAGCAGATGATCTCGACATCTAAAACCACGGTCGAACTCATCCAAATTGTGTCCGATGCAGTAGACCGGGCGAGATACCCAGACGGCTGGATGTCAAAGCCGAAGAAGCGCACCGAGTATCATCGTGAATACTACTGGCGATACGCAGACAAGCGCCGCGCGCAACGCAAGACCAGTAAACTGTTGCGTAGACGTGTGCGACCGATCATCGTCGAGTTATGCAAGGCAGTGGACATCGGCAGGCTGACGGCAAACTGGTAGCCATGAACATCCTATTTTCCCTCGCCCTATTCGGCCTCTGCTATCTCATCTCGATATGGGCAGACCGGGCAGTGCTCGACGCTGCCCTGCTTTACCTGTTGCTGCGGATACTGGATCGGTCGTGAAAGTTCTAGACTTATTTAGCGGCATTGGCGGCTTCAGCCTTGGATTAGAACGAGCAGGGATGAAAACCGTTGCGTTTTGTGAGATTGATAAATTCTGCCGCAAAGTTCTAGCGCATCACTGGCCGAGCATACCAATTTACGAGGACATCAAGTTATTAACTGTTCAACGACTTAACGACGACGGTTTAAAAATTGATGTGATATGCGGTGGTTTCCCATGCCAAGACATATCAACAGCGGGAAAAGGGGAGGGATTAAGAGGTGAACGATCAGGACTCTGGCGAGAATACGCTAGACTTATTGGCGAAATACGACCCAGATATGTCATCGTGGAAAACGTCGCAGCGTTGCTTTTTCGAGGACTATCAGACGTTCTCGGAGACTTGGCCTCGCTCGGGTATGATGCAGAATGGCATTGCATACCGGCTTCTTACATTGGCGCACCTCACCGTCGAGACCGAATCTGGATCATCGCTCATCGCAACTCCGACAACCAAAGCAAATCAATTATCTCCTTCGATGATGAAGCATCCAGGGTGCAGAGCAATGCTTCCAACTCCGACAGCGAGAGATTACAAAGGGGCGAGGAAGCCGGAGACAGAAACCAACTCATTACCGGATGCCGTGGAGTTTCAAGATCAGCCTGGGAGATTGAACCCAACGTGGGTCGAGTGGCTAATGGGGTTCCCGCTCGGATGGACAGACTTAAATCACTAGGCAATGCAGTTGTTCCGCAAATCCCAGAAATACTTGGCAAAGCGATAATCAGTCATGCGTTACGCCATGCGCCGCGACCTTAACGATTCGGAGATCACCGCAGCGGTGAAGGCGGCGGGGTTTAGCGTCATCGACTACACGAAAGCCGGCCTAGGCATCCCCGACAAACTCGCTATCAAGCCCTTACCTCAACCTGGAGAGAACGGCGAGCGGGTGTTCTTCATCTGTTGGCTAGAGATCAAGAGCGCGAGCGGTCGGCTCTCCGAAACCCAGCAGATAGCACGGGCAGTCTGGGAGCCTAGGGGCGAGTGGATCGAGGCACGCGAGGCCGACCAAACAGTGCGCGATCTGATGGAAAGATACCAGGCAAAAGTAAAGCCGGAGTGTGCGCGATGATCGAGTGGACGCGAGTTAGGCTGGCGCAGTGGGGCAGATGGTCTAGGGGGCGGGCGGTCTCGGGCTACCCTTCCGCCTCGGCGTTCGTATTCGCTAACTCGGGCGCACGCGCAGCGCACGACGCATCCACGGCACCGGATGATATCGCCGAGATCGACTCGGCTGTTGCTAAGATCTCGGCCCCTCTGCGACAGGTCTTGGTCATCTATTACTGCACCTCTGCCCCGCTCTGGTTCAAGGCTGCGAGGCTTTACATGAGCCGACGTACACTGATGCGCCGGGTTAAGACAGCCGAGGAAAAGGTAAACTTCTACTTGCTACTTGATGCCGCCCCGAAAACATGATACAAGCGCGCATAATTGGGGGTTGTGCGCCCAATATGGTTCAGCCTCGACCGGCACACATTCACATGATTGATTGATCGTTTGAGCCGACCACCGAGGCACTTATGCAAATCGACGTTAGAGTTAACATCGATGACGCTATCCGAAGAATCGGATGGCAACTGAAAGATGAGATACAGAAGGCTGTGCCCACAACTCTTAACAGAGTGGCAACGTCTGCTCGCGTCACAGCGATTGATGAGATCAACAAGATCACCGGGCTAAAGCGCACGTCCATTCGACAGAGGTTGCCGATTACTAGGGCGACTCGTGCATTGCCAGAGGCCAAGATCACGGCTCTGCGATACGCTCCTAACCTTCGCAACTTCGATGCGTATGAGGTTAAAGAGGGCGTCAGCGCGAAGGCATGGAACGTCCGCAAGATTTACCGTGGCGCGTTCATCGGCAACAAGGATAGAACAGTCTTCACAAGAGTTGACTACCGACCGCCAACCAATGCGAAGCGACGGATTGGGCAGCACACTCGCAAGGCTCATAACAGGACAAGGAACGGCACGACATTCAGCGTAAGTCAGCACACTGTCGGCGCTGGCGCGAAGAAGCCTAGATCTGACATTCGGCCTTTGTTTGGCCCTTCAGTCCCTAGAACCTTCATACAAGAGGCTGTTAATCGTTCCATTAAGAAGACAATCGACGAGAAGTGGCCTATAGAGTTTGAAAGGCAAATTGCCTTTAGACTGTCGAAAATTTGACGAAAATGTCTCAATAAACAGCATATTCACAGGCTTATCCACAGGTTTAGGCAGTTATCCACAGTGATTTGTAAGTTATTCACAGGATGTCCACGGGTCCCTCCACAGGCTTCTAGCCTCGCGCCTCCTCTT